AAAGATTTATTCAAGCAAGCTATTGCTGAAGCTAAGTCTGTAAGAGAAGCCGCTATTGCTAACGCTAAGGAAGCTTTAGAAGAAACTCTGACACCTCATCTGAAAGATATGTTGGCTGCAAAACTTCAAGAACAAGAAGAAATTGAAGATACAGTAGTAAACGAAACAGAAGAAGAAGTATCAGAAGCTCCTAAAGAAGATTCCAAAGACGAGTCTATCGAAGAAGCTCCTGCAAAGGAGAAAGACGAAGCAGTAGAGGAAGACTTTACAGGTGTTGAAGAAGCAGAAGACGAAGCTGAAGAAGACGAAATGGAAGCTGAGGATGATTCAGAAGAATCTGAAGACGAAGCGGAACCAGAAATCGAAGACGCTGTAGAAGGTGATGAAGAACTTTCCGACTTAACTGTAGACCAGTTTAAGGATATGGTAAGAGATATCATTAGCCAAGAAATAGGCGGCGGAGAAGAAGAAATTGGTGCAGACATGGACGGTGGTGACATTGAAGGTATGGGCGATGAAGCTCCTATCGAAGAACCTATCGACGATGAACCTGGTGCTGATGACGAAGAAATCGATCTTGACGAACTACTTGCAGAACTAGAAGCTACTGTAGCTGAAGGTGAGCATGAAGATAAGAAAGACGAAGCAATGCACAGCAAAAAGAAAGACGAAGCAATGCACAGTAAGGAAAAAGACGAAACTGTAGAAGAAGAAACTTCTAATCAAGTTGAAGCTGAATCTGATGGTAAAGGCTATAACGTCAATCGCACAGGTGCTGTAAATGAAGAACTAACTGAAGCTCTTGAAACAATTAAGACACTTCAAAAAGATCTTCATGAAACCAACCTTCTTAACTCTAAACTACTTTATGTTAACAAAATTTTTAAGGCTAACAACTTAAGTGAGTCTCAAAAAGTTAACATTATTGCTGCTTTCGACAAAGCCGAAACAGTAAAAGAAGTAAAATTAGTATTTGAAACTGTATCAGAAAATGTAGTAACTACAAAGAAAGAAGCAGTAAGCGAATCTAAAATAAAGGGCATGGCTTCTAAAGCAACAGGTACAACTGCATCTACTAAACCAGTAGAAGTAATTAACGAAGTATCTGATACGGTTAGAAGAATGCAAAAATTAGCTGGAATTATTTAAACAATTTATTTTTTAAAACATGGAAATTAACAACCTATTAGAAAGCTCTAACCAGTACAAAAGCATGCAAGCTGACGCAAACAAGTTAGCTGACAAGTGGAAAACGTCTGGGTTGCTTGAAGGACTAGGAGAGAAAGAGTCAAACAACATGGCTATGATCCTAGAAAACCAAGCAAAGCAGATCGTATCTGAAGCTAACTCAACTAACGTTGGCGGAGGATCTTTCACTGCAGGTGCAGGAGAGCAATGGGCAGGAGTAGCTTTACCATTAGTACGTAAAGTATTCGCTCAAATCGTTGCACAGGACTTTGTATCTGTACAACCAATGAACCTACCTTCAGGTCTAGTCTTTTATTTAGACTTTAAATACGGAACTGGAGCAAATGGATTTAACGACGGTGAAAACCTATACGGAAACGTATCTTCTGCATCTGCAAGATGGCAGTAGACGAAGATGTAGCTGATGGTCTTTACGGAGCTGGTAAATTTGGATACTCAATCAATCCTGCAACCTTTACAGGTTTAGGAGCTGGGGATCTTGCTAGCACACTAAGCGCTGGTAAATTTACTACTGCTTCTGTAGACCTTAACACAGACCTAGCAGACTTCGATTATGACTTAGATTTCTCTCAGTCAGTTGCTGCTGCAGGTAACGGAGCTAAAATCGTTAAAGTAAATATTCTATCTTCAGACCTAACATTACCTGACACAGAAGGTGTAAGAGCTTTTTCTTGTGATTCAGCTGATATTACAACTGTACATAGACAATATACTAAAATTTCAGGAACTACTATTTCGTTCATCGTAACAGAAACAGCAGATATTGATGCTAATACAGCATTGAGTATTGGGTACCTAACTCAACCAGTAGACAACAACAGAGGAGACTTTGAAGCTGATTCTGCTGCTGCAGTTGATACATCAATTACTATTCCAGAAATCGACGTAAAACTAGCTTCTGAAGCAATTGTTGCCAAGACACGAAAGTTAAAGGCACAATGGACACCAGAATTTGCACAGGATCTTAACGCATATCACTCAATCGATGCAGAAGCTGAATTGACTTCACTACTTAGTGAGTACATTTCAATGGAAATCGATCTAGAGATTCTTGATATGTTGATCCAGAATGCTGTTACTACTGAAAAATGGAGTGCTGAGAACAACAAAGTATACAATGGTTCAGCTTGGACTACTGCTACTTCTGACTTCTACAACACACAAGGACAATGGTTCCAAACACTAGGAACTAAAGTTCAGAAAGTATCTAACAAGATTCACCAAAAAACTCTTAGAGGTGGTGCTAACTTCATCGTAACATCTCCAACTGTTGCTACAATCTTAGAATCTATTCCAGGATATGCAGCTGCTACAGATGGTGATCAGCAAGAGTTTAACATGGGCGTACAAAGAGTTGGTAGCTTAGCTAACAGATTCAAAGTATACAAGAACCCTTATATGACTGAGAACATTATGTTGTTAGGATTTAGAGGATCTCAATTCTTAGAAGCTGGTGCAGTTTATGCTCCTTACGTACCATTATTAATGACTCCTCTAGTATACGATCCAGAAACCTTCACTCCAAGAAAAGGTTTAATGACTCGTTATGCGAAGAAGATGAT